GGAATACATTTCTTCATTACGCGCGAAGAAGCTGAGGCGTACTGAACACAACGAAATATCTGTGCCGCAACGCATGCCAAGCGGCACTAGCTGCGCTAGAGGCAACCACTGCTAACAAAGGACAACTTCCATATGGCTCTCAAAACAGCAAGTGCTAATCGTAAAGACATCTCGACAGCGCAACGCGGCGTATCGCTTGAGCACCGCCACTTCTCATTCATCGCTGCAACGCTCAAGAGCTCTAAGCCCGCTAGTGGGTTCTATGAGGGACACGTTGGCGCTAACGAGGCGTGGCACAACACAGTGCTCACGTTCTCTGACGCGTGCTCACACACGAACGAGAAGTTCAATCGAGCTCGTTTCCTATCCGCTTGCGGCGTGGAGGACTGAGCATGCGAGAAATCCTCATGATCATGTCGTCACGCAAGGTACGAGTGAGCCGTGAAGGTGTTGCGGTGTTCAATCGTAAATGGCCCTGCAGTGAGCTTAGAAGCACGCGAAGCTATTGGTTTGAGTTCGCTGCGAACGGGGACCTTGTTGATACGGATGTCCCTGAGCAAGACGATGGAGGCGCTGCGGCCGCGATGGCTGATGACTGCAAGGCCTTCCTGTTCGACGACCTGACACCTTCGTGGGCTGAACGTTAATGGCCCGATATACAATCACGACATGGAACGACGCTGATGTGTCGCGCCTCGTCACGGTCGATTGCCACACGCGAGGCTCTGCAACCCATCAGATGTGGAAGCAAGCTTACGAGGCCCTAAAAGCTTTCGGCAAGCTGGACACCATCGCAGCACACCGTGTGCTCTGGGAGGTGAACAAGCTTGATGACCTCATGCCCGTAGGCGCGTCCCACTGCGTGGTCATCAGCAACACGGGCCGTTCAATCACGATAGCGAGGCACGCCTAAATGACCCACTGGGATGTTGCACGCTGCACAATCGTCGGAGGCCTCTTAGGCCTCTTAGCTTTCGCTGGCTACTTCGTTGGAGGCCTCGTCTATGCACCATCGCCCTTTTGAAAATGGCTACTACGCGGGCCTCGTGAACGACCGCGCGAACCCTCACGTCGTATGTTCGCCTTGGTGGTTCTCATGGCACCTAGGAAACTCTGTAGGCCTAGACGTTCACTGTGCGGTCGTTGAGGCCGTCTATCTCAAACACGCTGATGACCCGGAGGTGTTCCATTGAGCACCTATGGCGACGATGAAGACGACAGAACCCTCACCGAGCTTGAGTTCGTGGAGGTCGCCGCACGACGTGTGATCAAGTACCTCACGCGTGCCCAGGCCTCTGCGTTCACGCGTTTCGCTGATGAGCTTATGACCGCCGATGTCTCTGAGCTTAACGGTGGAGGCGACACGCGCCTAGGAGAGCTTCGCAGGCTCAGGAGGCTTCAGACATGAAGAACACGGTAGGCGTCATCAACGTTCTGCTAGCTGGGGCTCAACGCGTCTACGCACGCGAGCGCAAGCGCTACCTTGCCACGGGCCGCTATGACCACGGCAAGCTTATGATTGCGGCTAGGAACGTAGTGGAGGCTCTGTTGCGCTTCAAGGCGCTCAAAGACGAGGAGACACCATGAGAAAGCTCGTCACCGCAGAGCACTACGCAGTCAATTGGCACTTGAACGAGCTTAGGCGCGTGAGGTCGGCGCGGCGTATTGGCACGGCCTCTGAAGCTAACTGCACCAAGGAGCGCCGAGCAATCCAAAAGTCACTCGTAGAAATACGGAGGGCACGTACACCGTAGCCACACCGGGGCGGAATTATGTTCTGAATGGGGAATAGTTGTTGCGTACCCGTGATACATGTGGATAGCGTGGAAGGGCACACCAAGAATAAATGCATCACACCTTTGGGGTTGGGGAGTTACTGAATGAAGCGCGGATTTCTTATTACCGAAGGCGGCTGTCTTGTGTCCGCTTTGATCCAACGCAATGTCGAGAGTGTTCTGCGCACTGGTGATCGCATCATGATCTCAAGGCCGTTAGACCTGGGATACGAGGCACAAATAGCCCCGGGCTGGGGCACAGTGGACCATGTTGACGCTTCTACGGGAGCGGCTGAGATACTCCTAGACGAGCACTACCCGGGCTTATCCGAGTGGCGCAATCACATTTGGCTTGAACCTTTCGGAACCGAAGACATCCTAAGCGGCATAGTGTGTTTTTGCACAGCCGAGAAGCGATTGGACGCGGCATAGGGAGAAATATATGCTAGTTGACACAGGTCTGTGGGTGGGCGTGGCTGGTATCGCCGCGCTCATGCTAGAGAGTACTGAGGGCGCTGTTGCATTGTTTGTGTGCGCTGCCCTTCTGATCGGGTGGGCATCATGAGCGAGACAACTACACGCTCGCGTGATACCCTCCGCACACCTGGGGGAGCTATGGCAAATCTAAAACCGTCAACTACAGAGGCACAACGAGTGATACTTAGGAACGCCTTCGGCCTTCTTAAGCCTTTTCGAAAACTACGTGACACGATGCCTCTTCAGTACGTCACAGCTTTCATACTTGTGGCGACTGAAGAGGGTCTAAACGTCACCGAGTACGCGAAGCGCGCAGGCATTAGTCAGTCTCTTATGACGCGACACCTGTCGGACCTCGGACAAGTAAATCGCTACCATGAAGAAGGCTTTGGTCTCATTGAGGCGTACGACGATTTGATGGACCGACGCAATCGCCTGATACGTCTCACTGCCAAAGGCAAGCATGTGGTCTGGGAGATGTGTGAGGCGTTCAAGTGAGCATTGCTAACCATGAGGTTTTTAACATGCAGGAATATACGCTTATTAGTGCGCCCACTCTCAATAGGCTGCGTGGCGCTAACGTGGCATCGCTTGTGTGGAGCAGTCACAGGCAAGAGTTTATCTTCGAACAGTGGGTAGCTGGAACCTACATAAGCCTAACGCCTGAGCAGCTGTTGAGCCTCGCTCAGGAGTTAATTGAAGTCGCAGCCATGAGAGGAGCCATCACAAATGTCGTACGCAGAGAAGCGTGACAAGAAGCTCACTGGCTTCTTCTACGGTGAAGTCGTGATCAAGAAGACAGGGGAGCGCTTTAGACGGCGCTTCGAGACTAAGCGCGCGGCCGACGGTTACGAGGCGTACGTCAAGGCTACGGGTGAGGAGCCTGGGAACCTTAAGGACGCCAAGCTCTCAGGTCCCACGTTCAAGGAGACTGTGATACTCATGCGCGCGACGAAGGATGGGGCTAGAGACCCTTCGGGAGCTCGTAGGCTCGATTGGCTCGTGGGACGCCTAGGACATCTAACGCTAGCTGCCATCACCACCAGTGAGCTTGATAAGGTCGTGGCTGACCTTGAGAAGCGTCCAGCCCAGATCACAGGTCATAGCGTCATCAGTGACGCAACGATCAATCGGTACCTGAGCGCGTTCTCAGGTGTCGTGACGTTCGCTCGTGCGCGCCAGAAGGATGGCGAGGTGACCATCAGCGCGCCAGTGATCCCTTGGCGCAAGGAGAAGGGCAATCGTATCCATTGGATCTCAGACGCCCAGGTGGACGTGCTGGTGCCCTACATGGAGCGTCAGGGCTGGCTAGCTGAGGCGCTTACCCTGAGGGTGCTGTGCGCGACGGGAATGCGCTGGGGGGAGCTGGCGGGGCTTGAGGTGCATCAGTGCCAGCCGGAATGGATACACCTAGATGAGACCAAGACTGACACGCCTAGGGACGTGCCAATTGACGAGGAGCTGTCACGACACTTGAAGGCCCTAGTGGTCACGGCGACCATTCCAACTTACCTGTCAATGAGAACATATCTGAAACGCGCTGTGAAAGCGTGTGGGTACTCTCCCAAGCTGGGCATCCACAACGCGCGTCACGGTGCAGCTACTGAAATGATCAAGAACGGCACTACGCTCCCAGTTGTGCAGAAGTTCCTAGGACATAGGAGCATCAAGACCACCATGAAGTACGTCCACGTAGAGGCTGAGGACCTCAAGCAAGCGATGCAGAAACGTAACCCACGGCGTGGGGAAACTGCCTCGGATACACCTAAGAGCACTGTGGTGCCCATAAGAAAATCAACAGGTTAGCAGCTGCTCCAAAGGTCTAGGGGACATGCCATCCTTATCGGCATTGGCTTCCACTTGACATGTATCCTGCTCAGCCACTAAGGAACTCCTAGGCTCGCTGTGGCGGGCCTTTCTACCGCCCAAATGCATGCCAATCGGAACAGGCTTCTGCTGGGCATCATCTTCTGATCTTTCAAGCACTTAAGGGGCACTCGCGCCTACTCTCAGCCAAAAGGCGGCCGTTCGTTGTTGCCTGCATCCGGTCCCGCGCTCTTTAAGAACCTCTCAGGAACCCTAGGAGCAACTTAGTCCCCATGATGGACAATCAATTAGACATCCCAGAAGAGTTTGAGCGCTCTATCTCTAAGTACACCAAGAGAGACCTACGAAGCGAGGCCCTAGAAGGCTGGGGAGACACCATACGCGGTAAGGCGCTTACGACGCGCTACCACGAGCGACTTACGGAGGCCTTCTCTGTGTGCCTCTTAGGCTCTTGGGGAGGTACTGATGTCCAGAGGCTTGTGGCGTCTCTAAAGGCTCTCCCCGTGGAGGTCTTGGCGCTCTCGTGTCTCCAAAGCGCGCTTCATTACATAGGTCGCAAAGATTACTTGAGGGAGACGCTCCTAGGCATGGGTCGTAAAATTGGTGATGAGCTCTGGGCAGCTAAGATCACGACAGACAATCCCAAGCTAGCTGCGAAGGTCATTCAGTCTGTGCGCGCCAGACACGCTGGCTCCAACAGACGCATAGCCGCCGCGAGGCGTGCAGCTCTCAATGCTGGCTACAGCTCCCGCATATGGAGCACTGAGCATTACGTGAAGGCTGGTGGGTTTCTGTGGAACGTCTTAAGCACGGCGCTCCCCGATGTCTTTGAGCTGGTTAATGTTACGGGCACCACGGAGCTAGCAATCACGCTGAGCGATGAGGCCCTTCTGATCACTGAGGGAGCCTTCGATGACATCATCAGCGCTAATCCTATATTCTGGCCCAGCGCGGAGGTCTCTAAGCCCTGGGATGCCGCGACAGGCGGGGGCTCGCATGATCCACGCGTGAACGCTAGAACATCGCTAGTGCGCTCCCGACATAAGAGCACGCAGGCTGCTGTACGCCACGCAATCAAGACTGGAACCATGCAGCCGGCCCTAGATGCCGTCAACACCCTGCAGTCTGTGCCCTTCGTGATCAACCATAATGTTCTGGAGGTTATCCAGACGCTCGTGGGGTGCGCTATCGAGGCCCCGGGCTTTCCTGGGAAGAACATTCCTATGCCTAAGAAGCTGAGCGATGCCGAGTTCTCCAAGCTCACTAAGCAAGAGATGGCCATAGCCGGAGCACACCGTAATGAAGTCCGCAAGCACAACAGAGGGCTCATAGGTGATCGCGTGCTCTTCCAAGAGGACATGGTAACCGCAGCCGCGATGGCGAAGCTTGAGCGCTTCCACACGCCAATGAACATGGACTGGCGGGGCCGCGTCTACGCGCTCAGCCACTTCAACTTCCAACGTGAGGACCGCGTACGCGCATTGTTCAACTTCGCTGATGGGCTTCCTATTGGTGAAGAGGGGCTTAGGTGGCTCAAGATACACACGGCTAACTGCGGTGACTTTCGCGTCGACGGGATCAAGATCAGCAAGCGAACTCTTCAGGAGCGAGAGCAATGGTCGGCAGACAATGTACAACTGATTGGGAGCATAGCTTTGGCACCTCTCGTCCACACAGAGTGGATGCAAGCGGGAAAGCCCTTCTTGTTCCTCGCAGCATGTTTCGAGTTGACTTCGGCCTTGGCCGTGGGGCCGTCGTATACGACCCATCTCCCGATCAGCTTCGATGGTTCCTGCAGTGGGCTCCAGCATCTCAGCGCGATGACGAGAGCAGCGGAGGGATCGATGGTCAACTTGACGCCCTCGCCCCTGCCCCAGGATGTGTATCAGCAGGTAGCTGACGACACGCATGCGCTTGTCACAGCGGACCTTGATAACCCTGAGACCGCTCAACTAGCTCAACTCTTCCTAGACTACGAGGGAAGCTGGCGCGACATTGCTAAGCGCAACGTGATGACATACTCCTACAGCTCCAAGAAGTTCGGCATGTCGTCACAGCAGCAAGTGGACCTCATGGAGCCCTTAGCGCGCGAGGTGCTCTCCGGTGTTCGTGAGGACCACCCATTCGAAGGATACCAGCATGGCTCTATCGATCGACCATCTAAGGCTGCACGCTACATCGCCTCGCACATCTTCGACGCCATCGAAGCTCGCATACACCTTCCCGCCCAGGCGATGCATTTCTTGCAAAAGATTGCGAAGGCTATGGCTCACGAAGGCAAGCCAGTGCAATGGACAACGCCAGTGGGGCTCCCATGGATCAATCGATATCATGGAGCCGAAGTGTCTACTGTTGAGCTCTTCCTTAGGGACGGAGGTCTCAGAAGGCGAACTAGGGTCTCTGTAGCAACGGGGGATACGAAGGAAATTGACAAAGCTAAAGCTGCGAATGGTGTTGCTCCCAACTTTGTACATGCTCTCGATGCTGCTCATCTGTTGCTTGTCGCTAACGCTTCAGCTCTACAGGGCATCAGAAGCATTGCAACGGTTCACGACAGCTTTGGATGCCTCGCGCCTCAAGCTGCGCGCTTTAATGGTATCATTAGAGAACAGTTCGCTCTGATGTACGAACGCGATGTCCTCAAAGAGATACTTGAGCAGGCTTCGTGTGACCTGACAGATGCCAATCAGAACAGACTTCCAGAACTCCCACAATACGGCACCCTCAACCTGAAGGACATTCTCAATGCTGACTTCGCATTCGCGTAGCCCACGTAGCCGCCCCACGCTTCTCCACACAGACCCTCAGCGGATAGCACGAGCCGCAGTCATCAATGGCGTTCCCATCCCGGCCGATGTCCAAGCGCAGCTGGAGGCTCGTGGGATCAACGTCGGTGACCTTGAGCAGCGTATCCGGCAGAACATGGAGTTCACACGATGATGTTTCTCTACGCAATGTTCGCCTTCGACGCTAACGCGCTCTTCGTGATCTATGGCAACCCAACGCTCCCCTCGCACAGCGTTTGGATGCTGCCTGGGACTTGGGAGGACGCATGAGCACTGAGATATCCCCCGATAAACAGGAGCTCATGCGCCAAGCCATCGATATCATGGAGCGTATGCTTGACGGGTGCGTGATGATCTTCAACGAGATCAAGGAGCACTCGCAGGCTCCCATTGGGATCAAGAGTGCTGCAGAGAGCGCCTCAGACGCCATCACACGCGGCCGCCTCGTCCTAGACGCGGTGATCGACAGCACCCACGCAACGAAACATTGACACCTGAGCAAGAGCACCAAGCTCTCAGCTGGCGTCTGATCGAATGGAAGGTTGCATACTACGCAGGACAGCACGTTCATAAGTCCCGCAAGGTGGCCCTCACCGTATCTGACGACACCTACGACGCTCACGAGCTCAGGTATCTGACGCTCTGCAGAGAACTACAACAGCCCAACACGCTGGTTCACAAGAGCTACCCAGGCTTCTCTGACATCGATACGTCGGAGGCCATGATGGAGCTCGACTACGAGCGACCGAGCGTGAAGCTCGTCATTTGGAAACTTCAGCAAAAGCTAACGCAACCCAAGAGGAAAAGTACATGCGCAACAAGTCGCTAGGCCGTGAGTGCGATCCCGCGTTCGTGCCTCGCGGGGCTTCTTCGTTCCAGATTGGACCCAACTCAAGCCCACGCAAGGTTCAGCGTTGGCTCAACCGAGGTGGTGGTGTTCGCCCGTCGCGGCTGCTCCACGTGCTCGAAGCTCGCCACATTCATCCCAGGCATCTCAGAGGAGAAGTAGTATGAAGAACAACGTAACCATTCGCATGGGCGCAGCCTACAACGATGTCACCGTGCGCGGCTCCGATGGCAAGCCTGTGGTGTTCAATCGCAGGACCATGAGCAAGGACGAGAACCGCAACTTCCATCGGGAGTTCATGAACGCGTTCCGCGCGGGAAGGAAGTCTGCTTGATGCCAAGCTACACGACCTATCTGCATGCTGGAGCTGGCGAAGGCTGGCCAGCTGATCACAAGGCTGAGGATACTTTCGACCTTCCCTGTGACGCGATGAAGCACTGTCTCGATACATTCACACGTACGAAGCCGTCAGATGCAACGCTTAGTGACATCATTGGGCCTTACAGACAGCCAGCTGCAGCAGCAGACAATACGTTCCAGTCCTATGCTAACGCGTGCAACAATTATCGCCCCGGGAACCCCAACATGCTCAAGAAGCCTGAGCCACCAGAAGATGAGTACATCGCCGAGTTTGGCCCTGATGGCTCTGCGCGCTTGGTAGTGGCGACCACCCGTATCATCGCCAACTTCAACAACTTCGCTGACGCCCAGACTGCGGCGAAGGCTCTCAACGAACTCAAAGGATACTGAAGCCTCTCATGGCCAAGACACAGCGCACTTACGTCACGTACATCACTGACCCTATGATCCTCGTGTATCCGAAGTTTGAGACCCCGGATGTGTACGTAGACCCGAAGACTAAGAAGGCTGGCGCTCCCTGCTATAAGACTGACGCCAAGGATCTTCCTGAGAACTCTCAGGCTATCGCGAAGGCCAAGGCGTTCGTGCTCAAGGAGCTCGTCAAGCTGTTCCCTGACATGGACCCAAAGACACGCAAGCGTACGCTGCCCAACGGCGACACCAAGACTGTGTTTTGGCCGTTCAAGGAAGACAAGGACGGCAATTGGACCCTGACGGCGAAGACTGGCCGCACTGACAAGAACAAGAACCTCCTGCGCGTCCCAATGTTCGGGGCTAACAACCGTAAGCTCCCTGACAACATCTATCCGGGTGGTGGAACGGTTGCTCGTCTTGACCTCACGCTCAACGCTATGCCCAACGATGGCGGCATCAACTTCTACATCAACGCCGGGCAGATTCTGAAGCTTGAAGAGAACAGCTTCGGCAAGTCTAACTTCGAGCCCACGGAGGGCTACGTGTATGAGCCTTCTGAAACTGGCGACGAGAGGAGCGGCTTTGAGGCTTCTGAGGAAGACGAAGCCGACGCTACGAAGTTCTAATCGTGGCAAAACCAGCTCTCAAGCTTGAACCTTCCTACAGGTCCGGGCTTGAGAAGAACATAGCCGAGCAACTCTCTTCCGAAGGCGTCTCATTCGAATATGAGAAGCTGAAGCTTGAGTACAACGTCCCTGCTCGTAATGCGAAGTACACTCCAGACTTCAAGGTCGGCAGCATCGTCATTGAGAGCAAGGGTGCGTTCGGCTACGGACCCAATAGGTTCTCAGGTGGTGATCCCGCCAAGGAACGGCAGAAGCTTCTGCTGATCAAAGCGCAGCATCCTGAGCTGGACCTGCGTATCGTGTTCCAGCGTGCCAGCACGAAGATATACAAAAACAGCCCCACATCATACGCGAAGTGGGCCACGGACAACGGCTTCAAGTGGGCCGACAAGGGCCTGATCCCGCCTGAGTGGATTAAAGAGATGAAGCTCCAACTACACACGCAACCTCAGAAGGACTGACAGCAAATGACCGACGTTCTTGATATTGGCCGTTCCACGATTGCCAACGATATCTCGCTGCCTCCCCAGGCTCGTGTGATCCTTGCGCACCTTCAGAAGGGCAAGACCATCACGCCTATGGAGAGCCTCATCGTCTACAACATCTACCGCCTGTCGGACTGCATCTTAAAGATCAGGAACGCTGGCCACGACGTGATCACTGAGGACTGCAAGGACGAGAGCGGCAAGAGGTACGGTCGTTACTCGCTGAACACTAAGCTGACGCTGCAGTGAGTGCAACGGTAATCCCGTTCCTAACTTCTGAGCAGCGTGAAGAGCGCGTGCGCCAATCAATGATACGCGAAGCCAGCGCCATCTACGAGAGCATCTTCCCCACTGAGAAGACCAAGGAGGTGCCTCCTACGCATGGCTGAGTTCCTTCAACATGAAGCGTGCCCCAAGTGTCTCTCATCAGACGCTGGGGCGCGCTACGACGACAATAGCTTTCACTGCTTCGCTTGCAAGCACCACATCCACGGCGATGGCTCAGAAGCAGAAGTTACCGCAGAGACCGGCGCGAAGCCCTGGACGCCTCTACAAGGAGCTGTTCACGAACTCACTAACCGCAACCTGCGTGAGGAGACCTGCAGGCTCTGGGGCTACAAGATTGCCGCCAAAGAAGATGGCACGATGGTTCAGACCTTCGATATCCGCCGTGGTGGCAAGCTGATAGCACAGAAGCTGCGGGGCTCAGGCAAGACATTCTCGTGGCGCGGTGACAGCAGCAAGCCCCAGTTCGCCGGACAGTGGCTCTGGAACCGTGGGAAGCACTTAGTTATTACTGAGGGCGAGCTAGACGCGATGTCTGTCTCGCAAGCCATGGAGCTCAAGTGGCCTGTCGTCAGCCTCGCCAACGGCTCCTCTTCAGTCAAGCAGCAGATCACTGACAACTACGAATGGCTCATGGGCTTCGAGAACATCGTGCTCATGTTCGACATGGACGAGCCCGGTCAGAAGGCCGTTGAGGAAGCCTGCGCGATGCTGCCTATAGGGCGCGTCAAGGTGGCCTCACTGCAGCATAAGGACGCCAACGAGGTCCTGATAGCTGACGGACCTGGGCCGCTGATCAAGGCCTTCTGGGACGCCAAGGTCTGGAGGCCTGATGGCATCGTGGACGGTGCGAGTGTGTTTACGAGGGAGCGCCTTAAGCAGGGCTGTCCTCCTGGGTATCCTTTTGAGTATCCCAAGCTTCAGGAGATGACCTATGGCCTCAGGAAGGCTGAGATTACCATGCTCACTGCTGGAAGTGGCATTGGCAAGTCCACCTTTGCAAGAGAGCTGGCTTATGAACTGCATCAAAAGCACGGGCTCAAAATCGGCAACGTTTACTTGGAAGAAAGCAACGACACGACCGGCCGAGGCTACGTTGCCCTACACGCTGGAGTACCGCTTGGAAGGTTGCAGTTCAATACTGACCTCATTAGAGACGAGGCTTGGGATAGAGCTTGCGAAGCGCTTAGAGACCGAATGCTTTTCTATGATCACTTCGGGTCACTCGAAAGCAAGAACCTACAAGCCAAGCTGCGATATCTCGCGGCCGTCGAGAAGGTGGACTTTATCGTGTTCGACCACATCTCTATCGCCACATCAGGCGTAGAGAGTAGCAGCGAGGGCGAGCGCAAGGACATCGATATGCTGATGACGTTCCTAGCTTCACTCTGTCAAGAGACTGGCGTGGGCATCATCGTCATCGTTCATCTTAAGAGGTCCAAGGACAAGAACTTCAACGAGGGTTCGCGTCCCGCTCTAAGTGATCTTCGCGGAAGCGGAGGTCTTGAGCAGCTCTCACACAACGTCTACGCGCTGGCACGTAACCAGCAGGACGAGCGTGAGAACCGCAAGTATCTCTCAGACGTGTTCGTGCTCAAGACACGCTACGGTTTCGAGACGGGTAAGGCAGATACGCTGGAGTACAATCGCGTCACAGGACGCAATGAGCTCTGTGCAAACTTCCCTGACGACACGGCTGAAGGCAGCTTCGGCAGTGAACCACAGAAATTTTAGGAACCATCATGCTCAAAGAAGTCACCAACAACGTCAACAACTCCATTAGCGCGCGTAGCCTCGTGCCATTCACGAGTGGTTCGATCATCTTCATCTACGCGTTCTTCTGGCCTGAAGGCTATGGCCATTGGTTGGGTTCAATCGTTCACGCGTTCCGTGCGACTGCAGGGTTCTGATGGAGAACCTCAAAGCCCAGTACCCTGAAGGGTGTCAGGTGTATCTCAAGAGCGGCTCACCCCCGCTGACCGTGGAGTGGGTGCGCGCTGACGGGCTGATGGCTGTCGTTTGGTTCAATGGTCAGGCTCTCTGCCGTGACGCTTTGCACCCTAACGCAATCACGGCCACGCCTATCTGATGCTTGAACTTCTGGTTCTCATTGGCCTCGTTATCATTGGATCAACACTCAGCGGTATCAGTGACACCCTTGATGAGATCAACGACAAGCTTCCTGAGTGAAGCGCTATCTCTACGACACAGAGAGTGACGGCTTCGTCGCTACGAGCACCGTGATCCACTGCATCTCTATCAGAGACGTGGATACTGAGGATCACTGGAGCTACGGCCCGGACCAAATACAAGCCGCACTCGACAAGCTTACCGAAGCTGACCTTCGTATCGGTCACAACATCCAGCGCCATGACGAGAAGCTGATCAAGAAGCTCTACCCGTCCTGGGAGCCCAAGGCAGGTTCTACCCTCTTGGACACCATGATCCTAGCGCGTCTGAAGTTCCCGAACGTCAAAGCAACGGACCCAGACCTTGTACGAGCTGGCAAGATGCCTGCAGGCACGGACTACCAAGGCAAGCACAATCTAGCTGCCTGGGGCTATCGTCTCGGAGAGCACAAGGGTGACTACGCGGCTCTTCGCAGAGCCCAGGCTATGGAAGCTGGCCTCACGTCCGAGCAGGACATCGCGAAGTTTGTGTGGGGCACCTACACCAAAGACATGCATGAGTACATGGATCAGGACACGCTCACGAACCTTAAGCTCTTGAGACATCTTGATCCTGACAACTACTCCCCCACTGCAATCGAGCTTGAACATAGAATAGCTGTGGTATGCGACGCGATGGAGCAAGCAGGTGTCCCCTTCGACACCAAGAAGGCCGCCGCGCTTCACGTTGACTTGGTAACGCAGTCATCTGTGATTGAGGAACGACTAAGGGAGCAGTTCGGATTTTGGTACGCACCAGAGCATCCTGGGAAACCAGCAAGGGACTTCGAGGGCAAGCCCTACACCTCTTACGAGGCATCGGAGCATACGCCCAAGGTCAACAACAAGACGCGTGGCGTAGTCAAGGGTCAGACGTTCTCCAAGATCAAGAAGGTTTCCTTCAATCCTGGGTCCAGAGACCATATTGCTCATGTGCTCAAGGCCAAGGGTTGGAAGCCCAAGAAGTTCACTGACGGTGGCAAAGCTGCCTTCGATGAAGAAGTCCTGATCAGCATTATGGCTGAGTTTCCAGAGATGGAAGCTATCGACCGCTACTTCATGCTTGAGAAGCGTATCTCCCAGCTGGCCACGGGCAAGCAAGCGCTCATGCTGCACGTCAAGGAAGATGGACGCATTCACGGCGTTATCAACCCGATGGGCGCTATCACGAGCCGGGCTTCGCACTTCCATCCCAACCTGGGGCAGGTGCCTAACTCGGCTTCGCCCTACGGTCCTGAGTTCCGTGAGCTGTTCTACGCTCCCCCAGGCTGGAAGTTTCTAGGCGCTGATATGTCTGGCCTGGAGCTGAGGGGCTTGGGGCACTATCTCGCGCGTCTCGACGGTGGCAAGTACATGCTGATCGTTACTAACGGGGACCCGCACTGGCTTCACGCTCAGGTCATGGGCCTCGCAGAAGGGGACCGCGACAAGGAGAACAAGCTTCATACGCTTGTACGTGAGGATGGCAGCAAACGCTTCATCTACGCGTACATCTATGGTGCGTGGGATGACATGTGTGGGCAGATACTATTTGACTGTCTGATCAAAGCTAAGCGTGACTGCGGTCCCGAAGGTGAAGCTCTCTTCAACAAGTTCTTCCCTAAGGGCATCAAAGAAGACACGCTGCGCAACGCAGGACGCAAGGTCCGCGCAGCATTCATGACGCGTATCGACGGCTACGGAAAGCTTCAGGAAGCCATCCAAGCCCAGGTGAAACGCTTCGGCTGGGTCTACGGCCTAGACGAGCGCAAGATACCGACGCGCTCTGAGCACTCCGCTCTCAACTTCCTGATCCAAAGCTGCGGAGCAATACTCTGCAAGCGATGGGTCTGTGACGTATACGAGGAACTATGCAGCAAATACAAATGGGGCTGGGACGGAGACTTTGTAATGGGTTTGTGGTGCCACGATGAGATGCAGCTATGCGTGCGTGAAGGTCTAGAAGAAGAGATAGCTTCTATCATCGTGAGGCTAGCGAGGGCGTCTGGTGAGCCGTACGCCTTTCGTGGTCCTCTGGATAGCTCGTACGCTATCGGACGTAACTGGCGTGAAACGCATTGAGACAGAACATATTTAAAGGGGCATCTGCTGAGTATAGAGCGGCCTCTTACTACCTTGACAGGGGAGAGATTGTTTACTGGCCAGCAGTGCCCCTAGAGACTGACTTCATAGTAGAACGCAAGAGCGGCATATTAGAAAAGATACAGGTCAAGTACACGTCGTGGACCAAAGTAACTAACAGCAACTGTGAAAAGCTCCACTGTAGAACTTATGGGTGGAACGGAGGACGCACGGCCTCTGATGCCGGGCCTCAGTATGACTACCTGTTCGTAATTTCGGAAGATGACAGGTACTGGGAGATACCAGCAGACAAGCTGCCAAAGCATGCCATCGGTCTTGATACGCGCGGGGGTGCCTACACGCACAACGGCACTAACGCTAGGAAGTGGGACAAATACCTTGTCTCCGTCAACGAGAAGGAACACCAATGAACGAATTTATTACGCCCGTGAACAACGAAGCGCTCTCACGAGTTCTCGTGGCCCTGGGTGGTGAGGAGCACGCCCAGGCCGTTGTGAAGGCCTACAAGGTTGTGGATGAAGCCATGGCGTTTGGCTATGCGCGCTCCCAGGAGGAGGAAGCCGAGAAGCGTAAGGTAATGACGGAGGAGTACGTTGCAGCTCTTCAGCGTTCTGAGGACCGTGATACCAAGGAAGCTTGGGAAGCTGGATACTCTGCAGGTTACGAGGAGGGCTGCCGTAACGAAACAGCCACTTACGGCGACGGATACATTGATGGCGTCTCAGACGCTCGTACGTGGCCTGCTGAAGCTGACAGGCGCGTAGCTGAGCTGTGCTCTGATGAAGCTTACGATGATCAGCGTGATCTTGACCGTGAATACGACTTCGACGACGGTGAGTTCTTGTATGACGACACCAGTGAACTGGACGAGCGTTTCGCTTAATGGCTCGTAAGCTACTCCTCATTGACGGCGATCAGTTCGTCTTCACGGCGGCTATCGCTATCGAGAGGGAAACGCGTTGGGATGAGGACAATCACGTCCTCTACTCATCGCCTGAGCTGGCGTGGTCGAACTTCGTAGGCATGATAGAGCGTATCTTCACGCGCTTCGATACCGACGACCACGCGCTCACCTTCTCCAGCCCGAACAACTTCCGCTACGACGTAGACCCCACGTACAAGTCGAACCGCAAGGGAGCTCGTAAGCCCCTATGCTACGCGGCTGTGCGTGAGCTCTGTGACGAGCACTACAACACCATCTACATGTACGGACTTGAGGCTGATGATGTGATGGGCATCCTCGCTACGAAGCCTGGGAGCACTCAGAAGATCATCGTGTCTCAGGACAAGGACATGAAGACTATCCCGACCACGGTGTGGAACGGGAAGGAGCTCATGACTGTCACAGAGGACGAGGCAAATCACAACCATCTCTATCAGACGCTCATTGGCGATATCACGGACGGCTACAAGGGCTGCCCTGGTATAGGGCCTGTGAAGGCTGAGAAGATACTGCTTGCCCAATCCATGAAGACGCGGCTTGCAGAGGTCAGCTACGAGCGCTGGCAGTGGGAAGCCGTCAAGGAGACTTACGAGAAGGCTAAGCTCACCGAAGCTGACGCCCTGGTGCAAGCACGCCTAGCTCGTATCCTTCGCTGGACCGATTGGGACACTGAAGCCAAGAAGCCGATCCTATGGACACCATAGAAACCCTAGTAGGCTGGCTGGTGCTCGTAGTGTTCATGTGCTTTGGCGCTTACCTTGGCTACACGCTTACAGCGCCGCTGCCTATACATCGTGAGCAACCCGCGTGGTGCTACAGCGCGGACGTTGATCGCTCAGGCGTCTGCAGCAAGCTTAAGGGTCTGGAGTGGGAAATATGAATGTAAGGAAGGAACTGAATTGCAACTGTATGTCGATCTAGACGGAGTTCTCTTTGACTTCGACAAGGCTGCTGGCGCTGCTTTACGAACTGACAACATATACAAGTATGAGTTCGTCTGGGGAGCCAAGAAGTTCTGGGACGGCCTCAACGATAACTCCAGCTTCTTCCGTGACCTGCCCTTGATGTTTGACGCGTATCACCTGTGGACCCAGATCAACCATCTAGACCCAATCATCCTCACAGCGCTTCCTAGCACTGGGGCTGACCGTGTGTGCGCTCAGAAGCGCGAGGCTGTCGCCGAGAACTTCGGCAGTGACGTTAGGGTCATCACGTGCGCTACAAAGGAGAAGCCAGAGTACTGCCAGCCCGGGGACATCATCATTGATGACCGAGCGACCAACAGGGACGCTTGGATGGAGCGTGGAGGAATATACCTCTTACATACGAGCGCTGTGAACACCATCACAGCGCTAGAGGCTCTGGGTATCATTTGATGGAAGAGAGCTTCTATGACATGCCGGCCTATGCTGTGAACCAGAAGTTCGGCCCTGGAGCTCCCATGCAGAGCATAACGGCACCTATCGCAGCCCTACCCCGTGGATCAGACTTCTTCCCGAAGACAGAAGAGAGCGTACGCACGTTCGGCACTGGGGCCGCCCGCGACCTTGACGCCAACAAGCTTGACTTCGAAGGCTTCCTGTCACCTCTGGTGCTGGAGCGCTACGCACAACACATGCACAAGGCTCGTGTGATGGCTGATGGCACCATGCGAGCTAGCGACAATTGGGCTTTAGGTATTCCTAAGGACGCCTATATGAAGTCTATGTTCAGGCACTTCTTCGATGTGTGGAAGATGCATCGTGGCTATGAAACAGCAGCAGACATGGAGACGGAGCTGTGTGCTTTGCTCTTCAACGCTAGTGGTATGCTGCATGAAATACTGAAGTATAAGCGTGCGCAATAGAGAGCATTCCCTCTACATCACTTGGAAGAACCTTCGTCAGCGCTGCAACAATCGAAAACACCCTAAGTACAAAAACTATGGTGGTCGCGGGATAACCGTGGCTGCTGCTTGGGATGACTTCTGGAGCTTCGTTGCTGACGTGGGTGTGCGCCCTGAAGGCACGACACTTGATCGAGAAGACAACGATGGACCTTACTGTAAAGATAATTGTCGTTGGATAACTGCTGCAGCACAAGCTGCAAACAAGACGACTAATAGGAAGTACGAACTGCGCGGTGAAGTTCTTACACGAGCGGAGTTGGGACGCAGGTTTGGCATCCCGGACACTACGCTTAGGTTCAGGCTAAATAACGGCTGGACAACGGAAGAAGCTGTTACACATGGCCTGTAGCTCCTCACGCGACGCTCACGGGACCTCCTACACCATCCCTGAAGCTCCAACAGTCAGGACGCCACGTGGCCAAGTACGCCGTGGGTATCCTGCGGTTGACGTTTGGTGGTCCCGTGGCGTTCGCAAGTCAGACGAAACGATCATCATCCGTCAAGAATACGAGGACCGGAGCACAGCAGATGTTCTGGAGATCACTCTTGGACAGCTCTATGACCTCATAGACGCGCTCAACAAGGCAGTGGAGAACCTTTGACAAGATGAGCTTCCGCTTCAAGGAAGTAGACGCTGACGAGCCCCACTACCGAGACGACCTCATAGAGCTTCACGACCTCACGTTCTTCGACCCTATGATACGCCCAGACCTCCCAAGAGGCTACTGGTGGCTGGTCTATGACGAAGCTTCGTTTGGTACCTACAACAGGATCAAGCCTCACGTTGCCATTGGGTTCTGCGGTCTGACGCACACTTTGACAGACCCTAACACTGGGTATCTTAAGCGTGCTGGGGTGCTACGGGACTATAGGGGCCAAGGTCTCCAGCGCCGCATGATAACCGTGCGTGAGCGCAAGGCTCGCAGGCTTGGCCTCACCACGATGCTAACGGACACCACGGACAACCCTGCGTCGGCTAACTCCCTGATCAGGGCTGGCTACAAGATTTTCGAGCCAGCGTATCGCTGGGCTTTCAACCATTCCATCTACTGGAAGAAGGACCTTACACGATGAAGTTCAAGTACATTATGGACGAAGCTTGCCGACGCATGGAGTGCAAAAGCGTGTGCGGTAGCTCGTTCACAGTTGAGACATTTGACGACGGAGGTCCTGGTCTGGCGTTCATCGTTAACGGCCAAATGGTTGAAGTGAGTGACAGAAGGGCTCTCAAGCTCGCCTGGGCTATCATTGACGAGCTTAACACTCATCACGATGAGCACCTGATCCGTTGATGCACGAGCAGCTCTGGCCTCTCTACATCGTTGGAGGCGTCTACTCTATCTACACCCTCAAGTGCATACTGATCTTATGGGATGAGGCGTCTAGTCTCACCAACGAGCATCTAGAGGACCTAATCACTGACGTTACTCCCATCAGCACACCATTCTCGGAGAGCATAAAGAATGCAAAGTGAAGCTACACCATCAGAACACGTCCAGTGGGACATCAACAGCATGCCGCTCTCCAATGAGCAGAGGCAGCTGAAGGCGCTTGAGCGTATCGTGGAGCTGCTGGAGCTTCTTGTTGGCGCTAACACGTCACCCTCGCAGGAGGCTAAGAAGAGCTCTCAGACACGTGAGGAGCAGATTGCGGCCCTAGCGTCCAAGTCAACACAACCGCTCGCCAAGAAGGGCAACTGGAGAAACAAGTGATGTTCGATATCAAAGCCGTTGAAGACGAAGCCCGCGCGGAGCTCGCTGTAGAACGCGTCAAGGCCGCGAAGACCAAGATCAAGGCGAGCCTCCAAGGCATCGCACGCGCAGAGGCCATCCTCACCAACCTGCGTGAAGAGCACAACCTGATCCTGCGCGAGGCAGGTTCTACCGTTGGCTAGTGACAGCGACCGTATCCTCTCTCGGCCTCTCAAGCTCTGTTGGGCAGGCTGGGAGACGGATACGTACCGTCTGCAGCAGGCAGGGTGGCAGATTAGCGCTGAGCAGAACCCATATGAGGGCCGCATGCGTCTTGCGATGTCCCACGAATACATGCGCATGCAGGCTATTACGCCTTATGTGGACTTTGAGTATGAGCGAGCTGCTCGCCTTGACTACAGGGACGACTACCTTAAGCACATCGTTATCCCTGTGGATCGAGCTATCGCCCGTGACATCACGCTGCATATGTCAGGAAGAATTGATTGGGCCTTTCAGCCTATTGACGCTGCTCCCCAGTTCACCACGAGCACCATCACGCGCCTCGAAGACCTGTGCCACTTCGCAGTGCCTCTCGTTCGCTCTCAGCAGATCATAATTCCTGAAGAGAACGTTCAGGACCTCATGGAGCGCATCCTGAAGCTCCAGCAGCCTGGGAAGACTGGTAGGCTACGCGAGGAGATGAGGAACCCTGAGGGTCTCTTAACGATCCCCAGGCAGACGTTCCACGCGCAGGTAATCAGCCTTGCAGCATAATGAGCGCTGAGGAAAATAACCCCACCAATCTTAGGCGCTCGAAAGAGCACTTAGGATCGGTGGGGTTTTTGTTGATATCGTTATACAGCGGCCGTGGAGGTCACGACAACAGCAGCTAGAGCGTTGATCTTGGCGGTAAGCTCAACGACATGCGTGTCATCGTTGGACTTGTCCCGAGCAGCCTTGAGAGCCGCCACATGGGCCGTGATGCCGTCAGTGAGATACTGGAAGGCGTTGTCGAGGTCGGTTCGTGCGGACATTAGAGCCTCTTAAAGAGCTTGAGATAGAACTTGTGGATGTGAGGCCCCAGCTTGAAATATATCTGGATCAGGAGCCAAAGGATGCCCAGGACGGTAAGGACGAGCTGGGCTTCGTTATTGAAGTTCCCGAGCCATAGGGTGCTGGTAGCGGCGCACGCGGCTGCTACGTCGGTGACGTATTCGGTGCTCATTTCCAGTTCACCCGTAGGCTCTCGTACCAATCGTTGAGACGTGCCCCACAGCGAGCCTGCGCTACCGCATGAGCTCTGTCGTTCTTCCAGAGGGCTTCGACCTCACCTTGAGTGAGAGCCCTATCAGGGCCTCCCCTAACGCCTCTGAAGCAGCTTTGAAACTCTGCCGGTGCGTACGGTAGCTGCGAGGGGCTCGGAACCCCTGATGGCCCACACGCGGCGAGCAGCAGCAGCATCAAGACAGGGGCTGTCGTTCTTAGGAGTATCACGCGCGAGGTCTTTCAGTTGTTCGTTGAGCTTGGCGTCGCTGAGGGCGCGTTGGGCGTCCATGGAGGTCACCAGTGACAGCGTAGCGAGGCGATTGCGGAGGAGGCTGATTTCTGCAGCCTTCTCTTCGTCCAGCCGGCGCTTGTAGCCGCCTAGGTCAGCGGACTGATAGGCGAGGCCGGCGACAACGAGAAGGATAGCGCACAGCGCGGCCTTCCAGTTCTTTGCGAACCAAGCGAACGCCACGAGGCCTATGACACCCAGGATGACGCTGATTATCAGCATCCAATGGGCCATGATGTAAGAGAGTGCGGTGAGCATCAGGAGCAAGCCTTCCAAGGGGTAAACCAGTTCCACCAGTGGCACTTAGGAGGCTTGGCAGCGGAGCTGCTGTTGGGAGCCTCAGGAGGTCGGGGAGACGGGAGAGGCGTGGCGATGACAGGATCAGCTAGCTTGCTAGCGTCAGGCGTAAGGCAGATGATACGCTCCTTAGCGCGTCGGTTCTTGAGGCCCGGGACTTCATTGCCACCAGCGTGTGTCCACGACATGAGAGCGTCACAGGCTCCTAGGTGGTCTCCAGCGTTGAGCTTTCTCAGCGCCGTGGAGTGACAGAGGGCTCGTGATCCGATGTTGTATGAGACGGACGTGTAGGCAATCTTCTCGTTGTCTGAGGTCTTGACCTTGATGCAAGGCTCAATCTCGCTCCAGTAGCGCGGGAGCTTCTTGGCCAGCATCTGATCACACTCAGACTTGGTGTACGTGTCGCCCAGCTTCACGCCCTCAGTCTCACCGTGGCAAACTGTGGGGATGCCATAGGCGAGCGTATCAGGACGTGCAGTGAGCCATGTGCCCTCACAGCCCCCGACGAGGACGGCGCAAACGCCCATCCATCGTAGGGTGGGGCCGTAGTTACTTGCTGGCATCAGAGCGCTTTTGAGCGATAAGGCGAGCGACGAATGCAGCGCCAGTAGTGAGGCCAATGACGACAGGGTATCCTGGGAGACCCTTGAGGTTCGTCATGAGCGGAAGAGCTACTTCTGCTGTAGAGAGAAGGAATGCGAGGAAGATGAACCGCAGAGACCACGAGTGGTTTACGATCCACTCGAAGTCATCGTGGAGTTTCATAGTTGTTACCCGCCAATCACAGCGTTGAGGATGGCGCGAGAGCCAACCTGGGTGGAGACAGCGGTGCCGTTGATGTACGACACGAGGCCGTCCATGATTGTCTTGGCCTGGGAGAGCTGCGTTGAGGAGACAGCGCGCGTGAGGTTAGGATACAGCGGAAGGCTGATCGGATGAGCTGCGTTAGGAGCACCATCGGCAGCACCTACGGTGCCGTCAGCGTTGAGCGCGGTGGTTCCCATAGCTGCGAGAGCGAGAGCGTCACCGTGGTCTGTCCACGACGCGTCCAAGACAACCATCGCTTGATAGATACCCATCAGCTGAGCTGAGAGAGCCATCAGGTTGTTGGCGTCTTGGATTACTTGAGAGTTCTGTGTTGCGGACAATTGTTATTCTTTCGTTTTCTTAGGAGAGTTTGCCGCGAGTGTCGATCCAGCCATAGGTGTAACCAAGAGATGTAATGCTGGCGCCGGAAGCACGTACACCTAATTGTGCTGACGTATTGGTGCGGCGCTGGATGTTGCAGCCGGCATATTGGTTTGCGGTAGACACAATGCAGTCAAACGGTCCTGTCGAGACTTGATCACTTACGTCTGGTGATGTTATAAGCAGCGCCGAGCCTATCGTTGCGCTGACGACAAAACAACGTATCAAGGCGTCAACTTGAACACCGCTCGGTACCGCCGAAAGTGTAACTAGAGTGCGACTGACGGATGTCGCCACGGCATTGATGTCAGTAACATCAACATCCAATAAGAATGTATCCCCAAGCTGAACGAACTTGGTCCACTGTGAAGAACCGTTGGTCTTCATAGAGCCTATGCGCCTGAACAGCGTATAGACACCAGGGAGCGTAGGAGCAGTAGCGCTCTGTGAGCACAGAACGTCAACGACGCCAGTGTCTGTCCTCTTAATCAGGTACACGTGGTACCAAATGCTTGCTGCGATGGTGCCTGTATCCAGAGAGCCCACACCCGTCCCAAGAGCCCACGCTGCCGTGGTCTTAGTATAGGCAGACGTTAGCTTCATGAAGTCGGTGGCAGCACCGTCCATAGCTACGCCAATAGCGATGCCATAGGTGGATGAAGAGCCCGCTGTTGAGAGCGTTAGACCCGTAAGGTATCCTCTCAGAACAGCTGGGTCTATCTTAAGGACGTTGGTAGAGTTAGTAAGTCCACCAGCTAGCGTGAACGCTCCCGTGTTGCCTGCAATGCTAGTGACACCAGCGGATGCCGCATTAGCTATAACGAACGCCGTAGTGGCTAGCTGGGTAGTATTGGTGCCTACAGTGGCTGTAGGAGCTGCAGGTACGCCTGTGAACGTCGGGGACGCCAAAGCTGCGCGCGTGGTGTCAGTAGGGTGTACATGATCCTGACGGGCCGTGAGGAGCGAGGTGCCCACAGCAGCTGTGCCGTCGATCAGAGGAGCAACGGTAGCCAGTTGGCCCAGAACGAACGCTGTGGTAGCGAGCTGCGTAGTATTGGTGCCGGCTGTAGCTGTAGGAGCTGTAGGAGTTCCTGTGAGAGCTGGCGACGCTGATAGAACCATACTGCCGGTTCCAGTGACAGCATTAGCGAGTGTTACGCCACCGTAGGTAACAGAGGAGCTGAACGTTGATGCACCAGTTACGGCTAGAGTGCCGCCAAAACTAACTGGGCTTGTATCAGACACTTTGATGCCAAAATCGAAAGGCGCCGAACCTCCTGCTATATATAGCCCCGTGCTAACGACACCCGTGAAAGCACCCTTAACAGGTGTAGAGGTGATGCGGACGCCTTGAAGGCTATCGCCGTTAACAGCAGCTGTGAGTGATGCATCCGTCTGCCAGCCTATGGCAAAGCCGCTAGTAGCGGTAATCACTCCAGCGTTATAAACTCCCCAGCCTAGGCCTGGGGACGCAGCGCCGATAGAATGCCCACCGCTTTGAGAGAACTTCACTGCGCCTGTGAACGTCGGGGACGCCAAGGGAGACTTGAGAGCTAGTGCAGTCGTTACGGTCCCTGAGAGCGTTGAGACGGCAGCGTCTGCATAGGCTGTCGTGGCAAGCTGCGTGGTGCTAGTGAGCGCTGTGGCTGTCGGAGCCGTGGGGACGCCAGTTAGCGCTGGGGACGCCAAGGGAGCCTTGAGGGCTAGCGCAGTAATATCGGCGGTCGATAGAGGCTTATTGGCGTCTGAGGTGTTGTTTACCTGATCCAGAGCAAGGTTGGTCTTGGCGGTCGTGACGCTAGCGAGGTCTGATAGGTTGTTGGCTCTGAGTAGAGCTGTGGTCAGAAGGGTCGCTAGGGATGTAGCTGCAGAAGTGGCGCTAGCGGCTGCGTTGGCTGCAGCTACGTTGGACGCTACGAGGTCAGCGACCACAAGGGACGTGTCGGCAGTGATCAGGGCAAGCAGAGCGTCTTGGTTCGCTAGCGTCTGGTACACAGAGCCGTTCAGATAGAACGAACTGTTGTTCTTGTTAGCGACGGGTAGACCCGGGCTCACGTTGCCCAGGCCGGTCTCAAGCGTGCTGAGGGGAAGCCCGTTCTGGTAGAAGGAGCCGTTAGAACTCACGTGTCATTCCCATCGTTGGGCCACGCGTACACGACACCCACAGCAGCGTCTGCCGTGAGCTCATCGCCGTCCGCCATGTTCTGGAGGTTCTGGAGAATTTGGTTGTAGCGCTTGTCGAACTTGTCCACGCGCTCATCACCGTAGTAGTCACACGCGGCTGCGAGAGCTGCGTTGACTGGAGCGTCCCAAGCGATGATTGAGAGCGCGTTGGTGTCCGTGGGGTTCACGAGAGCTGGGAAGGAGGCGTAGTACTGAATGGTGATCACGTCTCCTACTAGCGGCGATGGGCCAAGTATCCAATTGCCTCCCATGCGGGAGAACTTAATGGTGTTCCCGCCCGGCCAGTTAGCCGCCATGTCCTTAGCGATGCTAAGCTGCGTGCGCTGAAGCTGACACTCTTGATTGGGGCCTGAGAACAGCCCAATCAGCTCAAGGAAGTCATTGGGGATCGCCAGACCAACCGTGTTCACGTACGTGTTCGGGATGGTGTAGACGATGGTGCTCTCCTGCATCGGGCAGCGTAGTTCGCGCTGGATACGAAGGAAAGCTTGTGTCATGAAGGTAGACTGGAGAGCCGTGTTAAGCTTTAGGTCACCACGGTTCATCAGGTTGACGAACTGCGTGGTCATTTCTGCGAGTGTCATCGGCTCTCTTTTGCTGCCTTAGATTTGTTTGTCAGACGTGATGAAGGCGTCTAGGCCGAGCTGCTTGAGCTTCTTGATGATGGCCGGGAGCTTCTCGTTCATGCAGTCGAACTGGTGAAATTCTTTGAGGTCTTCGATGACTGACACAGGGATTGCGCACATGTGCAGCATGTCGCCTGAGGGTCGTCGGTAGCTGTCCATCTTGTCGCTCTTGAGCGCATCGATGAAGTTGTCTGGGATGTATTGGTGTCGCTTGATGATGAGGTCGTTGTTGCTGCGGTCCTGATCGAAATCGACTTGAGTGTCGAACATGGGCAGGGTGTCAAGCGTAGACTTGATCTTGGTCGGAGGTGGCACAGGTGCTTTCTTATGTGTTTCAAAACGCTAAAGAGGCCCCAGCATTACCCAGGGCCTCTCGTGCGTAGTGTTTTGTAGAAAGTGTAGTTGTCTTAGAAGCCAGTCGTCGCGTTATCGATGATGAAGCCCGACGCCGCGAAGTTCTTATGCTTCAGGGACTGCTCGGAGATGATCATCTGCTTGGTCGCGTCGCCAGTCTTCGCCAGCGCTTCGCGGGTCCACGGACGCAGAATGGCCTTCGCCCACTGCTTGGGATCGTACACCAGCGTGTTCTTGACGCGGATGAAGCGATTGATCTCAACCTTGACCTCACCAAACGGCGAGACGTAGAAGTTGACCACGTTGACGATGCCAGAGGTCTCGCCCACCTTCTCACCGGGAATGGTGCGATAGCGGCCTGCAGCCTGAGCGAACGAAGCGATGATCACCGAGTTAGACGGGGTGACCTGAACGCGCGTGGGCTCAGCGCCTGCAGTGAAGCAAGCCTGGAGGTTGGTCAGAAGCAGGGCTTCCGTGATGTTGGTCGCAGCGCCAGCGTAGGAGATGTTGCCAGCCGCAACCATCTGCTGAGCACCAGCGAACTGACGAGCAGTCGCGGAGTTGCCAGCAACGAGGGTCTGCGCAGTGCCAACCAAAGCGTTCTCAAGGTCACGCTTGACCTGGGAAGCCGACTTCTGCATCTGGTACGCCATTTCTTTGGCGCGACCGTACACAGTCACGGTGTCAGCGGTGTCAGAGACGACCACTGCTTCGTTGAGAATTTGCGTCACGTTGTTGCGCATGACGGTTGGGGTGGCAGTGATGTACGTCGGATCAGCGCCTTCGACCTGAGCGTTGACGGCGACAGCGCGCAGGCTGTCCTCCTGCCACTGGAACAGTACGTTGTGCACCTTCTCGGTGCCAATGTTCGACTGGAAGGGCGTCTTCGTCGGGGTCAGGTTGACGATGATGTCAGAGATGTTCTCTTTGATACCGACCTGTTGAAACGTTTGATAAGTTGCGATTGTCTTAACTCTTAAGGTAGGAAAGGATACTCAGTATCTCTTCCAGTGAAGCATCTGATTTGATGCGATTGGCCCGGTTGCTGATGAAAGCAACATTGCCTTTGAGGTATCCTAGGGTCGGGTTTTTGCGGTCAAGCGAGGGTGAGTTACTAACGCCGCCGTCTTCTCCCCAAGACATCTTTATGCCCAGCACTGGACACACGCTGTCTTCAGGGAAAATTCTGTGAAGAAATGGTACGTCTAAATCGAACGGAACACTGGCTTCTTCAGCGCGCTTCTTAGCGTTACGTAAGGCTTGGTCTATGCGCCGCCTGAAGACGGTTCTTGGGCTGTCCCACTGTGCATAGCCACGCTTGCACGTGCAGCGGTAGGTGTAGCCATCCTCACGAACGTCACCGCGTTTATTCTTTTGCAAAAAGTACGCTTAGTCTTTGTCAGCCATGCCAGCTAAGAACGCGTTGACAGCATCATCCTCAGACCCAGAGCGCTTCAGGTTCGCGACTGCCTTGTTACGGTCGGTCGTGGATGCTGGAGCCTTGGAAGCCGATGATGACGAAGTTGTCTTCACAATCTTCTTGGGGGACTTGTTGGTCTTGACAGTAAGGACCTTGGAAGAGCCGCGCTTGAACTGCATGGCCATGTGCAAAATCTTGAATGCAACAGGGTCAACCATAGCGTTAACTGCGTTAGGTTCAGCGCCGAGCTCACGTGCGAACGAGCGAAGGTCGTCATAGACCTTATCGCTCCAGCCTTCGATGTGAAGCGGGTTAGGCTTGTCAGCGGTGCTGGGGGTGGAAAGTGTGGAAATGCACACCTTCGCCTGGGCAACCGTTTCAGCCTTCTGCTTGTCAGCGACGGCAGTCATAAGAGACCCAAGGTCCTTCTCGAAGAATGAAACATCATCCATTGCGGCTTTCGCTTCGTCGCGCAACGCAGAGGCTTCTTCAGCAGAAATGTTCGGGTTCTTGGATACAGCGAGCCAATCTATGGCGGCGTAGGGAGCAGCTTTGGCTTTGGCCTTCTCAAACATTACGTTGAGGGCAGCCACGTTCTTGGCTACACCTTCATCAGCAATGCGTCTTTGGTCCGCGACTTCTTGCGATTTGCGGGTTAAGGAAGCTTCCTGACCGTAGAGACGCTTCAAGTCCTTGACAGTGACTTCGCGCTCTTCGTTACCGACCTTGACCTTTACATAAGTGTCTTCGCTGTCAACGAACGACTTCTTTTTGCTCTTGTCTTCTTCGGCATCTTTATCGGTTGCCTCCGTCTCGTCGCTGTCAGCTTCGTCGTCTAGACTTTCGTCGGACTTCTCTTCCTCAGCGCCTTCGCTTTCGGCGTCATCTTCCTTGGTAGTGTCAGCGGCGCTCTCTTCGGATGGCTTTTTCTTTTTGAGATCAGCGTCCTCACCGTCAGTATCTTCGATACCAAAGGATTTCAGAAATGCATCAGTTCCCTCGTCTTCTGAGAGAGCTGCAGTCGTATTGAAATCATAGTTCGTCGCGACGTCAGATGAACTGGTGGTCGTCATGAGTAGTTCGTTATCCTTGGAGATATTTTGCCACGGCGAGGACTTCCTCATTGGTGGCGTTTGATTTTATTCTGTTAGCTTTGGTGCTGATGAACGCCACGTTGCCCAAGACGTATCCCCGCGATGGCATTTTGCGATCTAGAGCTGGCGTGTCGTCATTAACGCCCCTTCCCCAAACCATCTTTATCTTCAGAGCTGGGCACATCCCGTCTTCTGGGTAAACCTCTAGAAGATGTTCAATGTCTAAATTGAACGGCATGCTCTTCTCAAGTGAACGGGCTCTAGCCTGACAAAGCGTATGTGATACGCGGGACCTGTGATATGCTTCAGGTGACTGCCAAACTTCACGGGTTTTACCGTTTCTGAGTTCGTACTTAAGAAACGTAAAACCGTCGGAACGCACTGTCCCTATTTTCAGATAGCGTAGTGTCAGTAATCGTTATCCTCTGCACGCGGAAAACCTTCGTCGTCGTAGAGCGGTTCGACGTAATAGTCCGTGGTGCCTTCTGGTGTTGGGGCTTTTTCGGCTTTGATGTTGGCTGCAGCAGCCGCGTTGAGCTTCATGAACTCAAGAAGTCCCCGCGCTCCCCAGAGGGTGGCGTAGAGTTGTTCTCGCTTCTTTGTCTCGTGAGGGTGTGTAGCCAGTACGTCTGAGGCAATCGTCTGCTCGTATTGAGCGATGATCACCGTGAAGTCAGAGCTGGCCAGAAGAGCTTCGCAAAGCTCTCCCGTAACCAGTATTTCTTGATCAGTCAGAGGGTACGTCCTTGTTGTGGAAGTAGCTCATAAGCTTGTTGATAACGTCCGGGCCTGAAGCCTGGGCGCGGTCAGCATTCACAGGATCGATGAGAGAGCCCGATACTGGGTCACGCATCATCGCTGAGTTACGCTGGAAGAAGCCCATCGGGTCCTGTGTCGGAACATCAGGTCGGGGCTGTGGAAGTGGGACTACAGACGCCACTGGCGTGGCAGGAGCCTGAGCAGCTGCAGGAGGACTTGAGACACCTTGAGGACCACCTGGAGGCATGGGCACTTGCGGAGCCACGGCCGCTGCAGAGAGTGCAGGAGGCGGAGCTGGCGGGGGAGTACTCATGTCCACAGGAGCGGGCGTGGGAGGCGTTGGAAGCATAGGAGCGGGGGCAGGACCTTGCGGTCCAAACTGATCCCAGCCTCTCGCCACACGCCCCGCTGGAGTGCGGTTCTGAGCTCGTGCGGCTGCGTAAGCGCTCTGAAGAGCGTCTACGTTAGCCACAGAGTTGTCAGGACGGCCGTCAGACATAGTGGCCATGCCCATAGGGCTTGCTTTGCCTGTGACGAACCCAAGAGCCTTGAGAGCTCCTGGGCCGAACCTTTGGATCATTGATGCCAGTTCTTCTTGTGTCATCTTTAGTTCCTAGGTGCTACGATTGCCTTCTCGGCTGCAGGAGGTGCCTTCTCAAGCATCACCATTTCGCGCTGACCGATGTCGATCTTCGCTGCAGTCTCAAGGTCGTGTCTGTCGTTGGTGCGGTCGTGATCCATTGACGTGAGCTTAAGCTTCGCCTTGTCGACGTTAATACGTTCGCTATCGATTGCGAGGAGCTTCTGGTTCTTGTCAGTGGCTGCCTGTCCCTGTTGTAGGGCTGCAGTAGCGAGCTTGTCCTTGATGTCCAGCTCACGCGTCTTGAACGGGTCAGGAGGAGGAGGCTGTGTCTGAGACGGCTGTGTTAGGTACAGGTCTGCACGAGGCAGACGAGCGGCCTTCATGCCGTCCATGATCATTGCGTACTTGTTCTGGAGCGTGAAGATTTGGGAGAGACCTGGGTCCTTAGCCATCTTCTCGTAGGTGCCCTCAATAGTCGCCGCGAGCTTGTCCTTCTCACCGTATCCGAGGTGGAGAGACACGGAGCACGTCTTGCGCTCTGCCCAGCTCTGGGGATCGACTTGGAGAGGTTGCCCAGCAACATCGATCACACGTTTCTTGTCGTGGATGATACCTAGACGCACAATCTCAATCATGAGAGGCACGAAGAAGCCGAATGCGAAGTTACGAGCGGCAATCTTGGCTCGCTGTCCTGAGGCCTTCATCATGTTGTCAATGAGGGCTGAGGAGTTCTGGGTGCTGATAGCGTCCTTGTTCATGCCCGTAGATAGAGCGGACTGCCCAGTGGACTTCTCGTTGTTCTCAGTCAGCATCTGCAGGACGTTGAGAACGTAGGGGTTCAGCTGGCTCTGGGGTAGAGCTGTAACGCTGTCAGGACGACGAACGTTTACGAGTCCTCCCATGCGGTTCTCAAGCATCTCGCGGGGGTTCATAAGACCACCATTGACAACCTGCCACCTTGGATTGGTAGCGATTGCTGTGTGGTCGAGCACCGCACGCGTCAGCACGGTGCGTGCGTTCTGCGTAGGGATGATGCGAGCAGCGAAGCTGTTGCCGTAGAACAGATGAGGAATAGGAAGAGGGCAGTAGGTTACGAACGGGGCCTTGTCGATTTCCTCAGGCTCTTCGAGCATGGTGTCGCCGACGTGACAAATCTTGTAGAGGCGCACACCCTTCTTGCTATCAATCTGCATGCGGACGTAGCTCTCGTAGAAGAGCACGACTTGCATCTCGTCTTGGATAGCGTCGTCAGTAGCCTGCTGGCTCTCAACTGGGTTGTTGCGCGCGAGGGCCTCTAGAGACCAATCGATTTCTGCTGGGCTGGCTGAAGAGAGACCCGTGACGATGGATTTCTTGTAGCCCATATCAATTAGCTCAGCTCTTGTCTTGGTCGTTCGGTGGCCACAGTAGGAGGCCTTCGCGATGCTGACTGACCTGGGAGCAATGATGAACTCTTCAGGAGCGACGTTGTCGATACAGGTGTGAGACACATCCTTCTTGCGTGTCAGCGAACCTGCGTACGTGTCTGTATCAGGGTCATGCGTGCCGTCGAACTCGTCCACCTCAGAATGCGATGCTATAGCATGCGCGTGATCATAAGGTAGACCGTCAAAGCTCTCATCAGTGTAGGAATATTTAGTTTCCCAGTATACCTTGGCGACGCCAACACGAGCATTAAGGCCATCGTGTATGATGCCACCGAAGATTTCATGACCCGGGTTCTCCCTGAACATAACATACGACGCATATTTCGTCGCATTGGCACAGTCCTCAGCGTCCATGTCCTGGTCGGGATCAAAAGAGGCGATATCATCGCCACCAGAGAATGTCTCAAGTAAAGTTGACTTCAGTGTCTCTACGCTATCGTAGACATCCATTGAGATGTAAGAGGATGACCCATCGCTCGTTCGCTTCGGATAGTTGCCATTGTAGTAGTTTAGAACTCGCTCCCTTTCTTGTGAGAGCTTGCTATCGTACCACCCGACACTATCCTTCGCTTTGGCAAGAACGCGCGACATGATCTCGCTGTCTTCGAGGACAGTCGGCTTCTTCGCCATTTATTTTCCTAAATATGTGATTGCAGCAGCTAGCGTTGCGGGGTTTTCTTTGGCGTGTCCAAGAAGGACGTTGCAGTTGTGGCAGAGCACTCCACGTACAGTGCCGGTGTCATGACAGTGATCAATTACCCAGCCGCGAGCTGTCGGTGTGTACGTCTTACAGATAGCGCAAGCGCTTCCTTGAGAGACTAAGAGCTCGTCTCGCTCTTCAGCTGTTATGCCGTATTGCCTCTTAAGACGGTTTTCTTCTGTCTTAGCTTTAACGTGGTCCCGGTTAGCTCGGTACCACTCTGCGGACTTCGCCTGTTGTGAAGCTTTGTTAGCCTCGTAATATCTGCGTCTGCCTTCAGGTGTTCTAGATGGACTATACTGTTTAGATGGCTTTGACGTAGTGCTCGTCACTAAACTTCACTGGTGTAAATTTTCCTTCATGCACATATAGTGCGAGTGCCAGAGCTATCACGGTGTCATCATGTGAGCCTTCTTCGGCTTGCATCTTTCCGCTCTCTGTAACTACGAACGCCAGCATCTCTTCTAGAGTTTGCTTGTCGTAAACTTCGCAGTCGCCGCTCTTGTATTGTGAACGGAGCTTGTCAATGATGAGTGGTTTGGTGGCCTCAGAAGTGAAGAAGCCGAGTTTTATAGTATCAACACCGTTATCTAACGTGCCTTCTACAACATCAGTGTAGAGGGCTGGGTAAAGTAGATCTCTCAACGTAATACACGTTACGAGGCCATGGTTGTTACGTTCAGGCGCGATTAGCGCTGTGTGGTAGTGATAGCCGAGGGTAGCGAGGACCTTGCCGAAGTAGTCAGGGTGTACGACACCACGCCATGTTGCGACTTGCCGTTGCTGACTATCGAGCACCTGAGCAACGCTAGGGTCTCCCCCGCGAACGCCCATGCCTACGTCAGCTCCTATAACGTACGTTTCTTTGTGGTCACGTTCGATGTACTCTGTGAGCTCACCGCGAGAGTTCTCAACGATGCTTCCGATATTATCCGTGATATTGTCGATAGAGAACTTCTTGTACTCAACAGGTTCAGCTTTTATCTTATGCAGCTGCGCGTGAATGAGCTTGGGCTCAAACACGGGTCGGCCTGTCGAGATGAAGGCTTCGTCGGGTGTTGCAGGGTATTCCTGCTGGAAGAGTTCAAGGCTGCTGTTGGCAATCTTGCGGCGACGCCAGAGTAGCTGCTCGTTGCTATTGAGGCCTTCGGCTCCGAATAGCTTAATGAGCTCGTGCTCTTCTGGTGTTCGTTCGAAGTCGTCTGGAACGTCCTTTGAGGGCACTCTGTATTCGTCGCTTTCAAACCATGCGGAGAAGAACGGTATGTAGCCTGTAGAGCCATCTGTCGCGCCAACCCAGGCTTCGCGGAACTTGCCCACCATGCCTTGCGCTGTGCTCTCAATGAACACTGCAGTGCCCTCTACGTCTGGGACGGCTTGGATGAGACCGTTGAAGTTGGTCTTAGCGAAACCCGGAGGCCAGAAGGCCACTTCGGATAGGTGAGCGACCTGAAGCGTGTCACCGCGAGCAACGCCGCGTCCGCCAGCTGTGGCGATACGAAGCGCACTATCGAGCACGTCAAAGGTCAGTTCGTTCTTGGAATTATATTTGCTGTGGGGCTTGACGACCGTGGGTGCGTTGTCGTGCACGCGCTTATACATGTCCCACAGCGTTGCGGTGCTGTCGGCTTCATGGGCCATCACGAGGCCCTTTTGAGCCTTGCGTTGTGACACCCACCAGTACTGCCACGCGGTGATTACTGTAGAGAGGCCCTGCTGTCTGGCCTTGAGTACGACCATGCGCACGTAGCCCTTCGTAGCCATCTGATCGATGATGGACTTAGCGAAGCGCCGCTGCACGCGGTTGAACACCAGGGGTACAATTGTGCCCTTCTTGGTTCTGATCTTGACGCAATGTTTTGCGTAGTACTCAAAGTCGTCGAGAAGCTTTTTACGGGTTGCTTTTAGCTTCTCTCGTGCAGCTTCACTCTGTTCCGGTGTCATCGTCGGCGATTTCAGCCAACCACTGCTCAGAGTTGTTGATGTGGACGAGCGACTTTGATGCAGGCTTCGAGCGTGTCCACTCAAGGACCGTACGCAGAGCTGCTAGCTTCCCTTGCTTCTCACCTGGGCCTAGGGCCAGCTTGGTGACTTCGTGGAGAGCGGCGATACCCTTAGCTTCGTCACTATCGGGAACGACTACTTCTGGCAGATGTCCTTCGTCCTGCATCTTCTTAATGAACCTGTCTGCCTTGCGGCTTGCTTCAGCCCACAAAGGAGCCACTGAGGCGCGCGTGTGCCCGTGAGGGATGCCGCTGCGCGAGAATTTGTCTGGATTAGCTTTGCGTTCGGCACGGTGCTCAACTGAGCCGGCCTTGATTGACGCAATCATGCGCGCTCTGCCCTCTGGTGTTGCCCAGATGGCCTTAAGAGCTGCAGCGTTAGTCCGTAGTTTGCGAGGTCGACCCCGACGAGCTTTGTTAGGCCTGTCGGGGTCAAGTTTCTTGGTCATTCTCTATGCCACATCTTTTCCATTGCCTGAGGCGTGAAGTTAGCTAGCACGGCGCTTGCGGCTTCAGGAGACATGTGTCCTGTGAAGTGTGCGATAGACCTAGCAGCTACTGAACGACGGCTGATGTGATCTAGGTCTCTGTAGAGCTTCACCGCTAGCACGGCGTCTGTAGGAGAGTGCTCATTAGCAACGCTTTCAAGAATGTCACGCTTTGCCTCACGATTTTTGATGACGTTAGCGCTGTATTTCTTTCGGGCTGACGGGTCGTACGCAGCAAGCTCCTTGTCAGCAACCTGGGGATCAGTGAGCATGTTGCGCCACTGGTTATCCTCAGCTACGGGCTGATAAGGTTGTTCTTCAGCTGGTGCCTGTTTGGCTTCAACGGGCTTTCCCATCTTCTTGGTTATCTTGGAGATGATAGGAGGCTTAGGAGCTCCGATGTTAGCAAGGATGTCTGACATCGATGATACGGGAGCTGGAGCCTTAGGAGCTGGCATAGAGCCTTCTGCCTGCATCTTCTGCATCAACGAGCCAATCGCTGGCGACGCTGGGCCATCGGGCACTGCGGAAGTATCTTCAGCCGGCTGCGCGGTTAGCTTACGCATAGTGTTAGCAGCGCTGATCAGCTGTGAGCCACGCTTGGTGAACTCAGGATTGCTGAGAGCCCTAAGGCCACCCTGCTCGTTGATGAGCGGGCTGTTGGCAGCAAGGCCTTCAGCCTGTGAGACACCATCAGCTTTCTTCGTTGCGATGTTGAAGACTTCCTGGGCGCGTGCAGAGTTCTTGAACCCTCGTGAGATATTGCGAGCTGGACGCGTGATTGTGCTGGGTAGGGCGTTGGGATCAATCGTCGTAGCTGCAACAGGAGGAGCAACAGGTGCTGGCGTTGGTTCAGGAGGTAGCCCAGCTTTCATGCTTGCCTGTGCCATCTTCAGCGCGATTGGGCTGATGTCGGGAGGAGCTGGCGCGGGAGCTGTAACTTCAGGCGCTGGAGGTTGCATCTTGGCAGCTAGCTGTTGAAGCATAGGCATGGCATCAGTGATCATTGACTTGCGTTTCTGATCAGCGATGCCCTTGGCAATCTTGGCCATCCCCTCTTCGACCTTGGCGTTCGCGTTTAACGTTGGCCGAAGTCCCGGAGTAGGTTCAGCAGGGTTGCCCCAGAGCGCAGTATCCTGCGGCGGCGAAACCTGTGGGACCGAAGTCGTCACGGGTTCAGCGGACGGACCTGTTGGCTCTGGGGACCTGACGGGCTGCGTAGGATCACCAAACTTGTCAGCGAAACCTTGCGCGCTATTTCGTGCTCCGGTCATCTTGTCGAAGAGACGAGCGGCTCCGTAGGCTCCATAGAGACCACCTAGGGCTGGTAAAGCTATGTGGCCGATGCCTGGGACACCTGATCCAAGGATAGCTCCTCCGATGTACGTGCCTGGGCGCTTGAGAGGTCCTAGGTTATCCATAGCACCAGAGATTCCGCCGTTGCCCATGTCTTTGAGCTGTGACGAGAGAAGAGCTTGTCGTGCTAGACTTGCGGTCTCAGGAGAGACTTCAGTGCTTAAGCTCGTAAGCTCAGTGGGGTTAGCTGTTCCGCCGCTCTGAATGCGCTTAAGCGTGTTAGCGTTGTCAGTAGAGAGGCCAGTTTCATTCTTGGCAGCATCTACGAGTTCATTATGTACGTCAGCGTGCGCAGCGTCTACGGCTTCTGGTGTGAGCTTCTTGCTTGCTGAGGCCGCGAGCAGACGATTAGCTAATGCAGTAGAGGCTTCAGCATTTTCTCCACCAAACTGTCGGAACTTCGTGGCAGAAGCGATGTCTGCGGCAGTCCTAGGTGCAGCCAACAGACCACCTGTAGCTCCGCTTGCGAGAGCCGCTTCTGCCGTTTTGTTTGGATCATATTGTACGCCTTTGTCAGTGCCAATGGTCGAGCCGACTTGGCTGATAGCGTCGCGAGCACCACCGGCTGCGGCTTCAGTGCCTGCAGTGGCCATGTACTTCTTTAGAGCGGAGCCCACAGCGCGTGCGCCAACGCCTGATACTTCCGAGCTGAGTCCTGGGACAAGGCGATTGACGCCTAGGACATTGAGAGGCGCGGCGATAGCTTGCTTAACGCCCTCGCGAGCGATGTCAGAGCCAGTTACTGGAGAGTTGGGAGTTCCTGTGCGTGCATCAGCGTTCTCGTGTGCTCCTGGGCCGAAAGTTCGGAGGAGCATGGAGCCTAGGCCACCTACTGCACCGCCGACAGCAGCGCCCCGAGATCCACCAACAATGTTGCCGATCTTTGAGCCTACTGAGCCTGCAGCAACATCTGATGCTAGGCCTGGAGCCTGTTCTGCGATGTTCTGAGGGAGGTTTCCGAGCTGATAGTCAGCAGGGTTGTACCAGTGACCACCCTCGCGAATGAGGGGAGCAGCTTTGTAGTTCGTTGGTTCTGTAGCAGCTGCAGCAGCGTTGAGAGCATCAGACTTGACATCCCCAAGGCCCAGCGTTGAAGAGACACCTGAGGCTAGGTTTGACACACCGTGCGCGAAACCAGCAGCAACACCTGACGGCTTCTCAGCCGGGAGAGACTTTGCAATCTCATCAACAGTTGTGTTCTGTTCTTCCGGCGAGAGCTTTAGAAATTCGTCGCCCACTGTAACTGAGTGACCGGCTACTGTGAGCGTAGGCATTTAGTTGATACTCCAAGATACACCGTTAGAAGTCTTCATAGGCTTCGAGGTGCTGGGTGTGGGTGATGGTGTTGAGGACTTAACGCCGCTAGGCTGTACGTAGCCGCCATCCTTGGTCTGGTTATGCCTAGCTATGATCCTGTCATAGCCAGCTTGACCTTCTTTTGTGACGACAGGAAAGTCAGGGACGAGCGGGCTGTTGTCGTTTCCGGTACGCCAGCCATTCTGCAGCTCACCGTGCTTTGCCATCACGTCCTCAGCGTCAGCAGCCATACTGGCGCGCAGCTCTGGTAGTGACTTGTTCATGTCATAGAGAGCTAGGATACGAGCCTTCTCGTGCTCACCAGCCACACCACCACCTAAGAACTTGGCCTTTTCGCTGGCGAAGTTGTTGATGTGTGTTTGCAGAGATGTGTAGGCTTGCGCCTCAGGTGTGGACTGTCCTGCGAGAGTTTTGTTATGTGCGAAGTTCAGTCCGTAAGAAACGCCTGGGATGGAGCTATCAGCGTGGTCGTTGTACGCTTTAACGGCTTCAATTTCGTCGCTGAGATTAGCACCGTGTTCAAGAGCAACATTGCCCATACGCATCTGAACTGCAGGAGAGTTAGGAGCTGTGGACGTGGTGTACGCTTGTCTGAGCTTGACGCGCGCAGGACCTGTGCCCTCTTGGAGTGTCGGATCAGCCTGAAGAGCATCTGCTCGTAACTGAGCCGCCCCAGGTTGCCGTGAGCTTGAGTTAGGCATCAACGCTCTGCCATCAACGATGGCTTGAACGCTGTTAGCATACTGCGGACCTTGGCTCTTGGTGATAGCATCCATGAACTCTTTTCCTGACAGGCCAGAAGTCTCTGCCGCAGGATCAGGAGCTGGGGCTGCTGCCTTGGAGGCCGCGTACTCTTCAGGCGTCGGAGGAAAGCCCATGATCGGCTGACCGAACCTGTCCTTGCCAATGACAGACCACTTCTCCTTGTCGTTAGGATCAGTGCGAGGAGCAGCGTACTTGAACTGTCGCGTCTGCGACGGGTTCGATGAGTTAGTTTGCGTGGCCATGCCCGTGATTGGGTCGAAGTTGGTGCTCCACGTGCCCTGTGGCTGTCGGCCGGCTGCAGCTACCTGTTCAAGGGCTGCGGCGTGAGCTGGGTCCTGAGCAATGCCCGGGGCCATTTCAGCCATCGTCTGGCCAACCTTCTGCAGGATTTGAGCCCACTGCGGGGTGCTAGTGTCAACGGGTGTACCGCCGGCTGTTAGCGCGCCCTGAGGCTGCCCTGGGTTCGTTAGAGCTCCCGGGGTCTGTGTTGGGTCTGTGTAGGCCATTGCTTGTGATCCTGTTGCGGGCTTCCTGCCCATGGCAGTCTCAATTGCGGTGGGTCCATCTGAACCGTCGAATAGGGCGCGAGCTGATTGCGCTCTGCGTCCTGAGTTGTCGGCTGAGATTTCGTACTGACGGTTGACGACGTTCGCAGCTTCCTCAGGTGTAGTGGCGGCCTGAAGAGCCTTGTATGCACCGTTGTGCGTTGTATCGAACTCTTGACGCATGAACGACTGCTGGGCTTCCGGGGTCCGGTAGTCTAGGTCGTTTTCGTCAGCATGATCCTTCAGAGCCTGAAGTCGATCGCCGCGCCACTGAGCTGAGCCCCAGGCGGAGCCGTTGTCGCCAGTCGGTCCCCATGCAGGGATTCCCGAGCCACTCTCGTTCTGAAGGTTGCCTACGAGGCCAGCCGCTTGATGCGGAGCTAGCCCCAGGCCGCCGTCATCACGGGAGCGCTGGGCGAAGTCCATCCAGCTTCCGGTGTTGTCAGCCATTTAGCACTGAGCCATTTCATAAGGGGTGAAGCCTAGCTGCGTAGCTGAGCTACTGAGCGCTTTCGAGTAGTCAACAATCTTGATACCGTTGTGCTCAATGACAGCATCGGGGTTCACGAGCTCAACGTCCTGAGCCATGACGCCAATGTTGAGGCGTTTCTCAGGATCACCGATGTATCGGAAGGTGTAGAGGGGAAGGCCGTTGTAAGCCGTGCCAATACGAGTGATGTCTTCCTTGTAGCGGCGATCAGAGAGTGCGAGCAGCGGGGCCATGGATCCGATACCTGACGCAAGCTTTCCGCCAGATGACATAAGTCCGCTGATGGTATCCCAAGCGCTGGGTGTTGAAGTGGTGTCGCTGGTGCCAGTAGTGTTCTGGCCCCAGTTGTTGGTGCCTGCGACCGACATGAGGCCCTGAGCAGCAGCGAACGGTGACGTTACCTTAGACTGATACTGCTGTTGCTCGTTGTTGAGAATTGCCTGCTGAGCTGCCGTGAGGCCAGCACCGCCAGCTGCGGCTTCGCTGGAGAGCGCGCCTTGGTCAGCTACGGAGGCATTGCCTGCATTGACGCCAGTGTTGGCTGCAGTGTTGCCGATGTTTCCTGCGGTGCTTAAGGCTCCGAGGTTCTCTGTGTTGTTGTTGTTAGCGGTCGTCTGCGCGAGATTAAGGCCGTTGGCGAACGCGGTGCCAGAGAGGGAGCCGTTCAGGTTAGCGGACTGCTCAGCAAGCCCGCGCTGCACCAAACCATCAGCTATGCCCGTACGGGTGCTGTTGGTGTTGTTCCCGATGGCTGCGTTCTGCTCAATGCCCGGCATCGTAACATCACGTGCAGTCTCGGTAGCGCCTTGCATGGCGGCCTTGACTTGCGCTGGGATGTTCTGTCCGGCGACATACTGATTAGCAGCGTCGACCTGTGACTGAGTGTTGTTCGTAGCGGCCGGGTTGTAGCCAGAGAGGCCAGAGAGCGCGCCGGTTACACCAGAGGTCCCAGCGTTCTGAAGCGTGGTGCCCGTGTTGGCCATCGTATTAGGAACAGACAGGTTGCCACCTTGGGCAATCATCTGCTGGAACGCAGCGATAGCTGCTGGATCAAGTTGCGCGGTGAAGTCAGTTGGTGCTACGGCCTGGGAGGCCTTACCGTACGCGTCTTGAGCGCCGTTGAAGGCTGTAGTAAGCGCACCAACCTGCGGCGCGAAGCCGGGCTGCGTGCTGCCCGTGGTTGATGTGTCTTTTTCGGAGCTGGTGCTCATATTAAATCCTGTGAATGAATAATCGGCGCTGTTCACCGTTTTCACAGGTGACGTTTTGGAACGGCTGATAGCCGAAGCTGCGCACGAAGCGCTCAAACTTCTTGTCGTCTTCGATGCCGAGGGTGAAGACTGGGATGGTCACACAGGACCTGAAGGCGTCCCATACACGGTGGCACTCCCTACGAACCGAGGGGGACCAACGCACTATGCGTACGTGCGCAATCAGCAGTTGGTCCCCGCCGCGAACGAACTCGTCAACTTCAAACCAGAAGTCGTCGGTCGTATGTAGGCGATGTCTTGTTACGAACTCAAAGGTGTCCAATTGCTGGCCACGCAATGGTGATCATTATCAGGCCACACACCACAGCAACGAAGGTGATCATAGACCACTGACTACAATGCGAGCTTCGATAGACTTAAGCGCGGTGATGAGCTGAGCAATGGACGCAGCGATTGCCTGATGCTCCTGCGATAGGAACGGCACCAAGCTATCCTCCAGCTGGGGGATATTGCGCATCTTGAAGGGCTTGAGGTTTACGGTGTCCTTGACGACGGACATCAGCTAGTGCCTAGCATTACGCGGTGCCTGTGTTATGGAGATCAATGTCAAAGCCAGTCAGAGACATCTCGTTGTAGTCAGAATACAGAACTTTCATTGCGAGGAAGCGTCCTGCGATGTTGTAGTCCAGTTTGTAGTTCAGGTTGCCGTCGTACGGCTGATACGCACTGAACACCGGGTCCACGTTAGCGTAGTCAGTTGCGCCTATAGCTACCATGAGTGGCTGAGAGCCTGTACCGAAGCGGCCCTGCGGATAAACTGTAGAAACGACCTTGTAGCCTCGAAGGTCCTCGTTGAGGCTATCGAGATCAATCCCGAAGCGCTCAAGATAGCGAGGCTTGGTGGCGTTGGTGTCCACAGCGAACGCAACGTTAGACCCGGTACCAAAGAGGTCTAAGGCGTACAGTGACGTTGTGAGATTGTAGGGCGTGTTACCGTCACCTACGTAAACTGGAGTGCGCTTGAAGCCGTCCTCTTGGTCTAGATACGAGCCACCCGTGGTGCTGTAGAGCGCCGTGGTGGTCGCGTAGGTCGTCGTGATACTGAGGTTGGCATTGGATGACGAGTAGACGAGGGGAAGGTCATCGAACACGCCAGTCTTGTCACTGTAGTTGTAGACGTAGGCCCTGTTGCAGCCATCAGGTGTGCCGATGAACGCGACGCCTCTGTCACCCGATATGTAGTTGAACGTCAACTCTTTGAGCTGAGCGTTGTGGGTTATGAAGCATCTGTTGCGCTTCGACATGTTGATTGAGCTGAAGATGAAGTCGCGGTTACGCTCGTCCACGATTGAGACTTCAGTATTGCCGTCGTGCATCCAAAGGTCGTTTACACCAAACACGAAGTGCTTGCCGTCGAGCTCAAACGAACAGTTGGCGTTCAAGGAGCCCTTCTGGAACGGAAGCTTGCGATAGTTGTAGACCTGGGTTGAGCCGTCAGCAGTCATGATCCAAGCCTCGTTGAGGCCGTAGATGACGAGCTGAGGACCTAGCTGCTGGGCGTCAGTAATCGCTCCCTTCATCTCAGCCAAGATGTTCTCAGTGGCGAGCGTGGCAGGGAGCGAAGGGTCCCACGACGTGGGGATCACACCAGACAGCGGGATGCTAGAGGTCTTCACCATCGTTGGGTAGTTAGTGGCGCCCTTGGTTACGTTAAGGGCGACTAGCGCGCCTCCACAGGTTCTTAGGAGCTGGCACGTATACGTGCTGTCCCAGGAGGCTGGAGCTCCGCTTACGACGCCTAGGTTCTGGAAGGAGCTGTCAGAGGCTCTCAGGTACCAAGGAGCTCGGTCAGAGCGGTTGACGTAGATGATGTTGGCGAGAGCCGTATCAGACCACGTGCCTTCTGCCGAGGACGGCGTGTACCCTGAGAGCGTATAGTCAGTCTCAGTGCTGTTGAATTTGTAAATCTTGCCGTTGAGGTATCCTGTGAAGAGGAGATCAAGGCCCGTGATGGGCGATGCAGAGATACTGTAGCGTGGAGAGGCAGTGCCTAGCGCGAAGACGTTGCGGAAGACTGGGCCTGAAGAGACCTTGCCGTTGCGGAAGCGGACGTTGACGCCGAAGGACCACGCAGTGTCTGGTAGGTCATAGGGATCAGGGTCACAGAGCACGCCGTACTTAGCGAGGGATCGGATGTGTTCGATGCTCAATGGATTGTCCTTGATGCGGCTAGATAGTTGGAAGCGCGCAGAAGGAGCGCAGTGTCGTCACGGAAGTGCCCTAGGCCCACGTTGCAGTTGTGGCAGAGGAGCCCACGTACGGTCCCTAAAGAATGACAATGGTCAACGTGGAATGTTCCGCGACCGCCGGCTTCTGTAGCCCCACAGATAGCGCATGCTCCACCCTGTGAAATAAGCATTGCGGCGAACTGCTCTTGAGACACGCCGTACTTACGCTGGCGCTGGTGCCTCATCTGGCTATTAGTGCTCTGTGAAGGCAGCGACTGCCACTTCACCTTGTTAGCGTTGTAGTACGTTCTATTATGCTTCGCGCGTTGAGCTCTCTTGTGAGCTGACTTTTCTTCTTCAGTCATCTGTCCCTCTTAGGAGCACCCGAAGTGCAATCCTTGAAGGGGACACACAGTGGTAGATTGTTGATCCCTCTTAAGAGGAGCCTAAGGCTCTAGAACTCTTAGGAGAAGGAGTAAGAGATATAGTAATAGATCATCTTAGAAAGCTCTTGGGAGCTCTTGGGAATAAGAGATCATTGGAAGCTTGAGAGTTCTTTAGGAGCTTAAGTTATTCTTAAGAGGCGCGACCCGAGGCCCTAAAGTAAGGGGCTCTCGAAATCGCAGAAGTCCAATGATTGCAGGGGTTTCCTTGAGAGTTCCCTGAGGGCGATATTTTACGCCAATCTGAGAATGTAATTGCACGTTGTTGACGGCTGCACGTTGTTCACGGGAGCGCTTGTGCCTCCCTGTGCGCTCATGGTGATGGTGCCTGTCACGGAAGGAAAGCCTGCGCCACCATTGTTCACACCGTCAGCGGCGCTAACCTGAACAGGGGACCCAGCGGCGTAGTAACTCCCCTGAACTGGGAATGTCAGATTGTATGAAGCGACCGTTGGAGTGTACGGAGGGAGGTTCAGTGTAACTAGCACATTGTTAGCGAGACCGATCAGCGTGCCGAGCACGGTGTTAGTTAGGGTCTGCAGGCCGCGAGAGGAAACGCCTCCCATGGTGCTCTTGCCGATGCCAACAGTGTCGCGCCTGTCAGGCACGCCCATCGTGGTAGTGCCATTGCCGCCGAAGCGGGAGCCCCAGCGTGCAAGCAGAATTGGGCACACGGTATTAGCAGACGCGATGATCTGACCATTAGCCCAACAGTATCCGCCTTCAGTAGGCAGCACGTCATCGTACCATTCAAGCACAGCTCCGATGGGCACAAGCTGTCCTGTGCCTCCCGAGTACGCGCCTGTGATGACAATCGTCGGCGCTGCGATGCTCATCGTCGTCACGAGAGCCGTGCCTCCCATCAGGAGCGCCTGCACTCCACTGATTGAGAAGGCGACTTGGTTAGCCGCAGGGCTCCAGAAACCTGTGGAGGGACTTCCGAGCGGGAAGAGACCTGGGAGCAGCGCAGTGCCTACAGCGAACGCGCCGGCTGTGGTGCCTAGCCCCGCTGTAACTGCGGCATCAATCTGAGCCTGGGTGGACGCGAGGGCCACTGCGGTGAAGTTGGGAAACGTAGCCTGCAAGGAGCTCTTAAGGAGCCTCATGTGACTGTCAGCTTGTGAGAGCCCATCGGTATGTGCCGGATTGGACGCCACGAGCTGGCTGGTAAAGGTGGCGGTCTCTAAAGGCAACTTTTGAGGTCCTTAGGTGAAGTGATGTAATCGCGAAGAGGTGGTTATCAGCGCATCAAGGCGCGTCTCTCGCTGAGAGTAGGTGTACGTGACCCTTAAACCATTGATATTGCTCAATAAGGGTCCAATCTGGGACACATACGTGTCGGAAGTGTGTTCCGATTGCCTTAATCTATCCCAATACTTGGTCCCGGATTTTTTAGACTTGTGATCCCGGTTTTAGACGAGAAGAACGCAGCGATCAGCTCAGCAGCAGCGGGTCTAAAGACCCCGAACTTTTGAAGTCGATCCCAGGAAATCTTGGGGATTTCAGGCCCCCAAAGGGGACCCATAATCGGCCGCCGATGCCCACGAACGTACCCACGCCACAGCACAACTCATTGATATCGTTAGTGTGTTGTAGGATGCAACATCCCATAGGAGCGCTTAGGGTGCGCTTAGGTGCTCGTGTCGACCTGTTGCCTCGTGTGCTCTGGACCAACGGCGAGCCGACGAATACCTGAGTTCCAGATAGATGCATGTGCATGGAAAAAGGCAAGGTCTAAGTGGGAGCTTCTTCCGTTCCCAAGCGCTGCTCGCCTAAGGCACCTAAGAGCCCCATAGAAGCGTTTGTACACCTAGTCCGCTACCCTGGTAGCCAGACGATGCATAGCCGCTCCTAGGAGCTCCTAAGCCCTCTGGCGCTCTAGTGCCAGCATACCTGCCATGCAGATTTGCATAGCGATTTAGCTTGCGCAAGTATTCGCCGTCTGGCATTGATTGCCCATTGGAACACGCTTCCACCCACCGAGCACCTAGGAGCACCCAAGATGGCCAGAGCATATCGAGGCAAGCACCCAACACGGATCAAGGAAATCTGGGGCGCATACGGTGGCCAGCGCTTCTGTCGGACCAACGATGGAGTTCTCTATTGGGTTGACCCTGCCATCGCAAACATCCCGGGCATGATGCCTGAGCCCAACGATGACGCGACTGAACATACTGCATGCATTCTTCAAGAGACTGACTAACTCAGGCATCGCTACCAGGTAGCGCACCTCAGCCTTTCAACAGCAACCTAAGGACCTCCCAAGATGACCACCGTCCAACTCATGAACGCTCTGCCCAATCCCTTCATTCGTACCGTGGTTGCTCCCAAGGCACCCAAGAGCGCCAACGAGCTCCCCCGCGTCTCGATGCCTGTCGTGTCGGCTGCGAAGCGCAGGGCAATACGCAAGCGCGCCTAAGACCTCTCAACCATATCGTCCCCTTGGCCCGCAGGCGAAAGCCTTACGGGCCTTGAGGCGTTAGGAGCACTTACGCTCTAAGGACAACGAACATGATCACTCAATACATCGTACAGACACAGCGCCGCGATGGGTCCTGGGCAACTTCAATGCGCGCCCCTATCCACGATACTTTTGACGCTGCTAAAGCTCTCGCTGATGAGCTTAGCGCGAATGATAGCCCGCTCAATCCTTCGCGTGCGGTCACATATGACCCTGCTGAACACTTCACGCTCGCCACGCGCTCCTAACAGGTCGAAAGGGCTCCTAAGCCCTCCTAGCGTCACGCGCTAGCTGATGAGACCAGTCGCTCTTACAAGGTCCGCTCAAATGATCACGTTCCACCCTGCATCTCGTGCCACTGCCAACGGCTTCATTCCCATGGTGACCCTGCGAGCCGCTAAGGGCCGCATGGTTGGCTCTAAGGTCTCTCAAGACTGCAATGTGTTCGCCACTGCATACGAGGCCTTCGATCACGCGAGGCTCACGGCGTTGCGTGTGGCTGCGAGATATCCTGACATGATGACTGTCTCTTGCTGATCTATTTGCCATAGCGGCGCACAGCCGCGCCTTAACGCATGCCTATCGGAAACCACTGCTAACAAAGGACTTCTTTAAAATGACCATGACACGAACGGAACTTGAGAACGCTGTGAGCTCTGGCGCTAACCTGCGTGGCGCTAACCTGTGTGGCGCTAACCTGCGTGGCGCTAACCTGCGTGGCGCTGACCTGCGTGGCGCTAACCTGCGTGGCGCTGACCTGCGTGGCGCTAACCTGCGTGACGCTAACCTGTGTGGCGCTAACCTGTGTGGCGCTGACCTGTGTGGCGCTGACCTGCGTGGCGCTAAGAACGCTGATCTTATTGTATCAAGAACTCGCATCCTTCCAGAGGGTGCTCTGATTGGGTGGAAGAAGTGCAGCGGTGGCGTGATTGTGAAGCTTCGTATCCCCGAAGAAGCCAAGCGTTCTCACGCGTTCGGGCGCAAGTGTCGCGCTGAATACGCGGATGTCTTGGAAGTGTTTGGTTCTGATATTGCAATAAGCTCACACGACCATACTACCGCCTATCGGGCCGGCTCACGCGTTACGCCAGACAGCTTTAGCCTTGAATGGCAGGAAGAGTGCGCACCCGGAATACATTTCTTCATTACGCGCGAAGAAGCTGAGGCGTACTGAACACAACGAAATATCTGTGCCGCAACGCATGCCAAGCGGCACTAGCTGCGCTAGAGGCAACCACTGCTAACAAAGGACAACT